TGTAATAGCCCTGTTTCTTCAAATAGAGCAGGAAAAAAGATGATGGTAAAAGCCTGCTCCAATGGGGAAGAAAAACTTCTCCATTTTGGAGCCAAAGGCTATGGTCATAACTATTCTGCTGCTGCTCGTAAAAGTTTTAAAGCAAGACACAGTTGCGACACAGCGAATGATAAATTAACCCCAAGATATTGGGCGTGTAAAAAATTATGGGCAGGACCGGGAGGTTCGACTGCTTCGAGTCCAAAAAATCGAAAAGGCAAATACTAATGAAAAAAGTAATCAAAAAAGCGGCTAAGTACGAGTCTAAGAAGTCTCTTAATGGACCTATGAAATTTTTAAAAGGTAATGTAAAAACTCCTGTAAAAAAGAAATAGTATGCCAAAAGATGCTTGTTATAGAAAAGTAAAAGCACAATATGATGTTTTTCCATCGGCAAGAGCCTCTCAGGCGATTGCTAAATGCAGAAAGGCATCGGGTACTGTGAGAAAGACTTCTGAAGGAACATCTTTGAAGAGATGGGAAAAAGAGAAGTGGACTGATACTCGTACAGGCAAAGCGTGTGGTGCCGGTGGTAAAAATGAATACTGCCGACCAAAAGTAAAAGTGTCTTCAAAGACACCAAAAACTATTTCTGAAATTAGCAAATCCAAGTTGTCTGCAAAAAAAGCAGAGAAGTCAAAGGTTGGTATGGGCAGAAGAGTAACTAAGGTTTAAAATGGCAACTCAAAAATTTATGGGTAAAGGTCAGTTGTTAGAAAGACTGACAGCTCAAGTTGGGGATAGAAAGTTAGCAGTAGAAATATTGCAAAAAAGAGGTCATTTAAAAGCAGACGGAAAAACTTATACTGAGGAAGGTATGAAGCGAAATTCTATGACTGCTGAAGAAAGAGCTAAAGATAGAGCATCTAAGTACACGGGGCGTTCTGTCGAAAACTTTAAGTATAATCCAATCACAAATTCAATCAAAAATTTTTAATATCTTTACGCAATGAAAAGCAGAGGATTAGGGGATACAATTGATAAGTTTACAACAAAGACAGGAATCAAAAAAGCTGTAAAAGTAATTTCAGATGCAGTTGGAATTGAAGATTGTGGTTGTAATGGAAGAAAAGAAAAGTTGAACAGTCCAAACTTAATAATAAACAAAACATTTTATAAAATTTAGAAATTATGTCAGTATTCCAATCACAATACACAAGAGCTTTGAAGGTAATTCCTTCTGATGATGCAACTATACCTTATCCAAATGTCAAGGTTTCAAGTACGGCAACAAGTGCTGCTACTAACGAATTAATTGATAGCGGGGTTAATTTTACAGAATTTAATGTAAAAACAGGAGATATTGTTTATAACATTACAGACAACATTGCTGCGACTGTTTTAGAGGTTGTAAGCACAACTGAATTGCTATTAAATGCAGATGCCTTTCCAACAAGCGGTGCTAATTACGTTATTTACAACGCATCTTCTCAAACTTCAAATGCACCTCAAGGTTGTTATTTGTATATAGGAGCAGATGGAGATGTAGATGTTACTACGCTTGGTGGAGATAGAGTTATTTTTGAGAATTTAAAAGCCGGAACAATTTTGTATGTTCAGGTTATTAAAGTTCATTCTTCTGCATCTGAATCTGCATCAACGAATATTTTAGCTCTTTGGTAAGATGGCAAAGCAAAATAATACTTCAGTTTTCAAAGCGACTCCTAAAGTAAAACGAAAGGGAGTTCACGCAAAAACTAAGACAAGTGTGTCTAAGTTGAGTAAAAATTATGTCAAACCATATAAAGGTCAAGGGAAATAATGAAATACCTCAACTATATATTATCTTCATTGATACTTCTATTTGTTCCCATTTATGGGATACTTGTTGCGGTAGGTGCTGCTATTATTCTTGATACTTTCACGGGAATATTTAAAAGCGTAAAATTGAATGGGTGGAAGAGTGTTAGAAGTAAAAAATTATCTCATATTGTGTCAAAAATGCTATTGTATGAAATATGTGTTTTATTATTATTCGTAATTGATAAATTCATATTAAACGAGTTTATATTTAAGTGGTTAGGTATAGACTTTATGTTTACTAAAATATCTGCGATACTATTGATTTTTATAGAATTAGTTTCTATAAAAGAGAACATAGAAGAGGCTTACAACATAAAAATTTGGGATATGATTAAAAAGGCATTTATTAGAGCGAAGGAAGTTAAAGATAACATTGACGATATTGTATAATGGATAAGATAACTCTCGACAGAATAGCTACGCTGCACCCAAAAATAAGACAGCAAGTATTAAATGCTTACACTTTTGTAAACAACAAACTCCTTGGAAAGGGAGTTCGTTTGCGTTTTGCATATACCACAAGAACAATAGAAGAGCAAGATGCTCTATTTGCACAAGGCAGAACAAAATTATTTGACAAAAACGGAAAAAGATTAGGAATAGTAACTAAAGCCAAAGGTGGTCAAAGTATTCATAATTATCATTTAGCTTGGGATATTGTTTTGCTTTTAGACAGAAATAACGATGGTATTTTTGAGCAAGCAAGTTGGGATACTGCTTTAGATTTTGATAAAGATGGAATTGCCGATTGGAAAGAGTGTGCTGATTACTTTAAAAGTATTGGAGCTGTTTGGGGAGGGGATTGGAAATTTAGAGATGCTCCTCATTTCGAGATTACTTTTGGTCATACGTGGAGAACTTTAAAAGCTCTTTATGATAAAGGAGAGACTTTTACTGAAACAATTAATGGTAAAACTTATGTTTATGTTAAGATATAGTTTCATATTTTTATTTGTATTACTTGCATCTTGTGGTGCGAGAAAAGTTGATGTGCAAAAAACTGATACAGTAGTAAAAGTTGATAGCACCTCAACAATTAAAAAAGAAGAAGTCGTTGTTACTCAAAACAATATAAGTATAAATACGGATACAGATGAAGTGGAGATTACTCCAATAGATTCAACTAAGCCAATTATTATTGGAGACAAAAAGTATTTTAATGCTAAGATAAAAACAAAAAAAACTAAATCTTCCGTGGTGGATACCACTAAAAAAGAAGAGGTTAAAAAAGAATCCCAAGAAGTAAAATTAATAGAAGATAAGAAAGAAGAGGGGTTTAAAAGAAAAGTGGATAAAAAAGAGAGCTACGTTGTTTTTTGGTGGTGGCTTTTGATTATTTTATTAGTTTTATTATTTTTTTACGCATTAAGAAAGCTGAATAAAACATTACTTTAAATTTTATATCTTTGTAAAAAATTAAATCAAATTAAAATGAAAGTCGTAAACAAAAACAAATTTACTAAAGACCAAGTTCAAACAGTAACGCAAGAAGAGCTTGCAAAAATTAACGAGTTAAACTCAGAATTTAATAAAGCAAAATTGGCTATTGGAGATGTTGAATTGCAGAAGCAAAATATCTTACGTCATATCGAATTATTAAAAGCAGAGTTTTCTGCACACGAAAAGGCTTTAATTGACAAATACGGTGCGGATTCTGTTATTAATATTCAAACAGGAGAGGTTACTCAAAAAGAAAAACAATAATGGCAAAAATTAGTTCATATCCTGCAATATCAGCTCCTGCTCTTGATGACATTTTAATAGGAACAGATATATCAAATAATAATGCAACAAAAAACTTTAAATTATCAGATGTTATTTCTCTTATAGGAAGTACTCTTTTAACTTTTGTTGATAATTCTGCTGCAATAACAGGAGGATTAACTGTTGGTACTTTATATAAAACACCTACAGGAGAGGTTAGAATTGTTGTTTAATATTTAAAAAAAAATAATGGCGAAAATATCCACTTACTCGTTAGCCGATGAGCCTTTACAATTAAGCGATAGACTGATAGGTACGGAGGCTCCTCGCCCAATCCCATCTTCAACGCCACTTGCTACTAGGAATTTTTCATTAGGAGAGTTGTTGCAGTTATTTTCTTCAAACTTCCCGGCTGCTTCATTGCAAGCCGTTTTAGATACAGGCAATACAGCCACTCAAAATATAAATTTAACGGGTAGTATTTATACTACATTAATTAAACCTTTTGACATTGAAGATGTCCTTGGTAGTACAGGCAGTACATTTCAGGTTTTAAGTAAAGCTAGCTCAGGTATAAATTGGGTTGATTTACCTAATAATAATCTTCAAGGTGTTCTTGATTTAGGGAATACTGCAACTCAAAATATTATTCTTTTTGGAAATATAACTTCAACAAGAATAATTCCTGGAAATATTCAAGATGATACTTCAGGGATTGGGACAATAGGTCAAGTGCTTTCTAAAACAGCATCAGGGATAAGATGGATAACTAATCCGTCTTCTTTTACAGCAGGACTTAATGACGTATTGTTAGTTGGTAATACAGCTACAAATGATATAGTATTAATAGGAAATATTAATGTTATTGATGCCCATATATCAGGTTCTATATATGACTCAAATGATTTACCCGGAACAGCAGGACAAGTTTTGTCTTCTAATGGGACGGGTACAGAATGGATTAGTGCTCCTCAGGGAGATAAAACTTATGTATATGTTCAAGCTGTCCCAAGTGTTTTATGGAATGTTCAGCATAACTTAGGAAAATTTCCTTCTGTTTCTGTCGTAAATATAAATAATATACTTTTGTATGGAGAAGTAACTTATATTGATTCAAATAATTTAACAATAGCATTTTCGGCTGGTTTTTCCGGCAAAGCATTTATGAACTAATAATAATAACAAACTATGGCAATTCAATTCTTAAATAGTGTTAATCTAAGTCAAAACGAGCTTATAAAAGCAAGGATTGAGAATCAGCCAAATAACGCTGCGGCAGGAACCGGTGTTGAAGGGCAACTTTATTATGATACGACATTAGACGTATTAAAAGTATGGGCAAATGGAGCTTGGGCAGAAGTGGGCGGAGGAGTAACTTCGTTTACAGCTACTGATGGTACATTCATAAATCTAACACCTAATACAACACAAGGAGGAGCTGCTACGTTAACGGCTAATCTTAGTGCAACAGGTACGCCAAATAATACTGTATATTTAAGAGGAGATAATACTTGGTCTCCAATATCGGGTATATATGCTTGGTCAATACAAGGTGGAACAGGTGGACCTACAACAGTAGCATCGGGAACAAATATAACATTTGCAGGAGGTACTAACGTAACAACGGCATTAGTAGGAAATACTTTAACTATAAACTCTACTAATGCGACAATAACATTAACAGGAGATGTTACAGGGTCCGGCACAACTTCTATCGCTACAACGATAGCTTCAGGAGCTGTAGAGTTCTCTATGATGGACCCTGTCGCTATTATAACATCTAGTGAAGGAATTGCTAGTAATGATAATGATGTAACACTTCCTACAAGTGCAGCTGTTAAAGCTTATGTTGACGCATCTGTTGCAGGGGGGTTAATATACCAAGGTGGATATAACGCAGCAACAAACACTCCCAACTTAGATTCGCCGCCTACAATCGCGGGTATTAAAAAAGGTTGGACGTACACGGTTACAGCAGATGGTACATTCTTTACAGAGCAAGTAAGAGTAGGAGATGTGTTAATTGCAGAGATTGATGGACCTACTACATTAGCGGATTGGACTACAGTTCAAAATAATATTGATTTAGCTAGTTTGACGCAAGTTGGTATTGGTAATGTAAATGCAGGAACAGGTATTGATGTGTCTTATTCAGCAGGTACGGCTACGGTAAGTGCTCAAGTAACTTCATACGCAACAACAATATCGGTTACCTCAACGGTAACGCATAGTTTAAATACAAGAGATGTAAACGTACAATTATACGATACAGTTACATACGAAACAATATTCGCAGATGTATCTAGACCAACGGTAAATACAGTAACAGTAACGTTTGCATCAGCACCAACAAACCCTATAAGAGTAGTGGTTCAAAAATAATTATATGAAATTTAAAAGCGAAGTACAGCTCGAGGCTTTAAACAATGCTACTGTAGACACTGATAAGTTTTTGGTGTCTGACAGTACCACTGTAAAATATAGAACAGGCGCACAAGTGCTTTCTGATTTAGGAGTAAGTGGTGTGTACGTTCCTTACACAGGAGCTACAGGGAATGTTGATTTAGGCACACATACTTTATTAGCAAAAGATTTAATAATAAATCATTCTTCAGGAAGTGGGGTTGCCGCTTCTATCACTAAAAATGGTAGCGGCGAAGCTTTAACTGTAATAAAAGGGTCAGGTAGTGGAAACGCTATGAGTGTTACAGGGGGATTAACTTCACTTGTAGATTTATCGTTATCTACAGTTGCTAATGCTACAGGAGATTTCCTTACACATTCGGGTAGTACTATTAATAAAAGAACACCTGCACAAGTGCTTTCTGATATAGGAGGGCAAGCTGCTTTAACTAATCCAATTACAGGAACAGGCACAACAAACTACGTTTCTAAATTCACAGGCTCTACATCATTAGGAGATAGTCAAATATTTGATAATGGTACTAATGTAGGTATTGGAACAACTTCACCAAGTAATAAATTAGATGTTTCGGGTACAGCTAGAGCTACATCAACAATGACTGCCACCAAACTAATACCTACAGGTAACGTAACAACTGGGAATGGAATGTACTTACCGACTACAAATACGGTGGCGTTTAGTACTAATGGAGGTGAGAGGTTAAGAATTACTGCTGGTGGTAATGTTGGTATAGGAACAACATCTCCATCACAAAAATTAGATGTAAGTGGTTCAATTGCTATAAGTCAAAATGCAGAATATATTTACGGAAAAACATCTTCTGGAGTAAATGTTAGACTATTAGGTATTAATGCTGGTAATGTAGCTTATGTAGGTGCAATTGATTCTGGTCCAACTTCAACTATATTTAATGCTTCATCAACATCATTATCTTCCGCTTTTTATACAGCTGGAACTGAACGAATGCGTATTGATGGAAATGTTGGTATTGGTAACACAGTACCTAATTCAAAGTTACACGTATCTAATGTTGATTCAACAAATACGGATTATAATTCTCTTTCATCAATAAAAATACATAATAATTACGCTGGTGCATTTGGAAGAGGTTCAAGTTTATTATTTTCAAATGCTAGTGAAAACGCTAATAATGAAGGTGTAACTGCTGCAATTAAATCTTCTTACAGAGGTTTTAATGCAACAAATAAAATTGGTGGTGATTTAACTTTTTATACAAAAGATGCAGCTACAGAAAATTTACCAACAGAAAAAGTTAGAATTGATGGTGTTGGCAATGTAGGTATTGGTACAACTACACCAACTTATAAATTAGATGTGGATGGCACAGGAAGATTTAATGACACGGTTACAGCTTTGGATTTTATACAAGATGGAGATATTGCAAAAACAACAATATCAACAGCGGTTACAATTACCGATGAACAAGATTTATTTTATAAAGTAAAAACAGGAAGACTAATAGTTACGTCATTTTTTGAGGCATTAACCACAGCAAGTTCACAGGTAATTGCAACACTTCCAATAGGTGCAAGACCTGAAACAGCAAGAAATTTTGTAGTATTAAATAACAACAACTCTTTTGGGGGAGTTGGTACAATACAAACTAATGGTAATATAATTATGAGTTTAACAAATGGTGAGGTATATATATTAGATTTTGAATTAACATTAGATTTTTAAAATGAAAAGTTTATCAAGAACCACAAGAGAAACGCCAAAGGCTACTATGCTTGTAATTGCAACCGCTTTATTGGGCGTTGCGTCAATCTTTATTGAAAGCGCAGATTTTTTAGGAGTGCCAACTGAAATTGTAAAATGGGTTTCGTTTGGAGTTTCAGCATTAACATTCGTTGTTAATATCGTTAAAAATAATCAGTAAATTTGTATTTAAAATAACAAATAAACAAAATAAATTATGATTACTTACAAATGGATTTTTAGTGCATTTGATTGCAAAGTTAGTGAAAATGGAATGCGAAATATTGTAACCAATGTACATTGGAGATACAATGGAACAAACAAAGATGATATATCCGCAGAGATATATGGAACACAAGCCGTTGGCGAGCCAACACCAGACGCTTTTGTGCCTTATCCTGAACTTAGTGAAAAACAAGTTATAGGATGGATGGAAGCAACTTTAGATATGCCGGCAATGCAAGCTAATATTGCTGAACAGATTGAATTAATTATCAATCCTGTATATGTAACATTACCTCCTCCGTTTAATAATAATTAACTATATTTGTAAAAATTTAATAAAATCTAAATCAAAATGAAAAACAAAATTTCAGAATCTCAGCTAGAAAAACTTCAAGAGTTTAATCAATTTATGATTAACGCTTCTACAACATTAGGGAATATTCAGTTCCAATACGAACTTACAAAATCTCAAGTTGTTAATGAAATCTCTAAGAATCAAGAAACTTTTAATGTTCTTAAAAAAGAATTAGAAGAAGAGTTTGGTAATGTTGAAATTAACATTAGTACCGGAGAAATTATCGTACCGAAAACAGAAGATGGACATTAGAAAAATATCAATAGGGGCTGACTATAAGACCAATGCTATGCACTATATCGTTGGTCAAAAAGTCCTTGGCGATAGTAACGAAATACATCTAATTAAGTTTGATGAAAGACGAAACTCTTTCAAAGTTTACATTATAAATGTAAAAGAGGAAGTGGTTTTGTGGAAAGAATTTAATTCTCAAATACCAATATCAATCGAATATAATATAAATTTTTAATGAAATCTCCATTTTACTTTATTGCAAAGCCTAAAAATGGAAAAAGATATGACAACACAAAAGACATAGCGGGAATCGAGTTTATTGTAAGTACTTCTGAAGAAGACCATAAATTCTCAAACCGCTATGCTGAAGTTGTCGAAACTCCATTAGGCTATACCGGTCCTATAGAAATAGGAGACACATTGCTTGTTCATCATAACGCTTTTAAGTTTTATAATGATATGCGTGGTCGTCAAAAAAGCGGGAAAAGTTTTTTTAAAGATGATTTGTTCTTTATTGAGACCGACCAATTCTTTATGTATAAGAAGGGGGATAAGTGGTTTTCTTATGACAGATATTGTTTCGTGAAGCCAATTGCTGCAATCGAATCATATATAAAAAAACCATTTAACGAAGAACCATTAATGGGTAAAATGATTTACCCAAATGATTACTTGCTAAGTCAAGGAGTTAATTTAGGAGATACAATATGCTTTAAGCCTGACAGTGAATATGAATTTACTGTGGACGGAGAAAAGTTATACAGAATGTATGACCACCAAATAACTATGAAGATATGATAAATGTTGTAGATAATTTTTTAGAAGAAGAAATTTACGAATCTGTTTATAAACACTTATCTGAGAATGAATTTATCAGAGTAGAAGTTGGAGATAAACCTTTTTGGGTACAATATACTAATGAGGAATTTGATAACTTAGTTCTTGATAAGTTAAGTGAAATAGATGGTGTCAAGAGAGAGTGTTTGTTAGGTTTCTTTAGAGTAGCAACAGAAGAGTTAGATACTGATTGGAGGATACACGCTGATTCAAAAGTAGGAGATATTAGACCCGAAAGAGCTTTAGTGTTGTATATATCTGAATCAACAAAAGAAGGTCTTCACGGTACTGCATTTTGGAAACACAAAGAAGTAGGATATGAAATGCCTTTAGATACTTCCGATGATGAAGCTAATAGATTTCTTTTAGAAGAAGCTAATGTTTTAGATAATTGGGATTTACACTCTTTAGTTGGTTATAGACCTAATAGAGCAGTTATGTATCCATCAAATTATTTTCATAGTAAGTATCCAAACACAGGTTGGAAAGAAGGAAGAATGGTTTATGTAATGTTTTACAGATAGTATATGAGTACAAAAGACATAAAGCTGAAAATCATAGCAGCAGGACATAAGGCTGTAGAAGAACTAATCAAGGTTGCTGAGGACTCCATATTGGACCCAAATAGCGAAGGAGATGACTTGGCTGCTGATAAGCTAAAAAACGCAGCAGCAACAAAAAAATTAGCTATATTCGATGCGTTTGAGATTCTAAATAGAATTGAAGCCGAAAAGGAAAGCATTGAATTATCTGAAAAAGGAGTAAGTAGAACTGATACAAGACAAGGATTTGCTGAAAGAAGGTCTAAATAGTTTATACTCTGTAGTCAATGATTACATACCAAAGGCTGTTATTTCTAATAAAAATAGAAATAAGTCTTGGCTGTATGGTTATAACGACCAATACGATGTTGTTGTAATATCAAAGACAGGACAGATTGGAGATGTGATAAACATATCAGGTCTTTATATTGCTATACCTCCAACTCCTGATAAGTGTCTTCAAAGACACACAAGCAAGCCTGAGCAATATTGGGAAAGACAGCCGCTTCCAAAATCATTAGAAAGAATACAATCAATATTCCAATGGAATGAAATGCCTGCTGAATTTAAAAACAGATGGGTAGATTATATTGAGCAAGAGTTTGACCGTAGAGAACAAGGTTTTTGGTTTATGAACAATGGAATCAAAACCTATGTAACGGGCTCTCATTATATGTATCTTCAATGGTCAAGTATTGATGTTGGTTATCCTGACTTTCGTGAGGCGAATAGAATCTATTGGTTATTTTGGGAAGCCTGCAAGGCAGACGAAAGATGTTTCGGAATGATTTATCTTAAAATCAGACGTTCAGGATTCTCGTTTATGTCTTCATCTGAAGCTGTAAACATAGGAACTCTTGCACGAGATTCTCGTATTGGAATACTATCTAAGACAGGAGCCGATGCTAAAAAAATGTTTACTGACAAAGTAGTTCCAATTAATAGCAGACTTCCATTTTTCTTCAAACCTATTATGGACGGTATGGATAAACCAAAGACTGAGTTAGCCTTTAGAGTTCCTGCGTCTAAGATTACAAAGAAGAATATGTATGATTCTGATGCAGAAATAATTGAAGGGTTAGATACATCAATAGATTGGAAAAATACAGAAGATAACTCTTATGACGGAGAAAAACTATTATTCTTGGCTCACGATGAGTCCGGTAAGTGGACTAAGCCTAATAACATCAAAGAGAATTGGCGAGTAACTAAAACCTGTCTTCGATTAGGCTCTAAAATCATTGGAAAGTGTATGATGGGCTCAACTTCTAATGCTTTATCAAAAGGAGGTCAGAACTACAAAGATATGTATGAGGACTCTAACGTATTAGTTAGAAATGCCAACGGACAAACTAAGTCAGGATTATATTCATTGTTTATTCCTATGGAGTGGAATATGGAAGGATTCATTGATAGATACGGTATGCCTGTATTCTACAAGCCAAAAGAATATGTAATGGGAGTTGATGGTGGTTGGATTAAGAATGGTGCTATAGATTATTGGGAAGCAGAGGTTGATTCATTGAAAAGTGATGCCGATGCTTTAAATGAGTTTTATCGTCAGTTTCCAAGAACAGAATCACACGCATTTAGAGATGAAAGCAAGCAGTCTTTATTTAATCTTACGAAGATATATCAACAAATAGATTATAACGACAGCTTGATTAAAGAACACTATCTAACAAGAGGTTCTTTTCATTGGAAAGACGGTATGAAAGACACTAAGGTTATATTTACCCCTGATAAAAGAGGTAGGTTCTTAGTGAGTTGGACACCTGCAAAACATCTTCAAAATAATGTTCATACAAGAAACGGGATAAAACACCCCGGAAATGAACACATTGGGTCATTTGGTTGCGACCCTTACGACATATCAGCTGTAGTAGGCGGTAGAGGGTCTAATGGTTCTCTTCACGGACTCACTAAGTTTAATATGGACGAAGCTCCTTCAAACGAATTTTTTTTAGAATACATAGCGAGACCACAGACTGCTGAAATATTTTTTGAAGATGTGCTTATGGCTTGTGTGTTTTATGGTATGCCTATTCTTATAGAAAACAATAAGCCAAGGCTTTTGTACCATTTTAAGAATAGAGGCTATAGAGGATTTTCATTGAACAGACCTGATAAGCAATATAACAAACTTACAAAGACAGAAAGAGAGCTTGGAGGAATACCAAACTCTTCTGAAGATGTTAAACAGTCTCACGCATCAGCAATTGAATCCTATATTGAAAAGTACATAGGTTTTGATACTGCTGCAAACTACAGAGACCCTGATGAAATTGGTAGTATGCCTTTCACAAGAACATTAGAGGATTGGGCTAAGTTTGATATAAACGATAGAACTAAATTTGATGCTTCTATCAGTTCGGGGTTGGCTATTATGGCGAACCAAAAGCATTTATATTTGCCGGAGAAAAAAGATTCAAAAATTATTATTAACTTCGCAAGGTATTCAAATGAAGGAACCAATAGTCAATTAATTAGATGAAAAACATAACAATAGATATTACATCGTCAGCATTTCCAAGTCAGTTGGCTACTGATACGGAAAAAGCGTCATCTCAATTTGGGTTACAAGTTGGGCAAGCCATTCAATATGAGTGGTTTAGAAAGGACGGAAGTAACTGTAGATATTATAGTCAGTGGAGAGAGTTCAACAGACTAAGACTTTACGCAAGAGGAGAACAGTCTGTTGGAAAGTATAAAAACGAATTGGCAATTGATGGAGATTTATCGTATCTAAATTTAGATTGGACTCCGGTTCCTATCATTCCAAAATTTGTTGACATTGTTGTTAATGGAATGTCTAACAGATTATTCAAAGTAAAAGCATACGCTCAAGACGCTATGTCTCAAGCTAAAAGAAATAAGTATCAAGAAATGCTTGAAGGGCAAATGGTTGCGAAACCAATTCTTCAAACTATTAAAGAGAAAACAGGGGTAGATACTTTTATGATGGACCCCGAAAAACTTCCTGAAACAGACGAAGAATTGTCATTATATATGCAGCTTAACTACAAGCCTGCAATAGAGATAGCTGAGGAAACAGCTATCAATACTATGTTTGACGAAAACCATTACGACAACATAAGAAAAAGACTTGACTATGATGCTACTGTAATTGGAATATCAATTGCTAAGCACGAGTTTCTTCAAGGCTCAGGAGTTCAAGTTTCTTATGTGGACCCTGCTAATGTTGTTTATTCATATACCGAAGACCCATTTTTTAGAGATTGTTTTTATTGGGGAGAAATCAAAACTCTTCCAATTACAGAGTTAATGAAAATTGACCCTACTCTAACTAAAGAAGACCTTCAAGAAATTACTCAATACAGTCAGTCTTGGTGGGATTATTACAACGTGGCTCAGTTTTATGAGAATAGTGTATTTTCAAGAGATACTGCTACATTGATGTATTTTAATTACAAAACCACAAAGAAGATAGTTTACAAGAAAAAAATACTTGATAGCGGAAATGCTCGTGTTATAGAAAAAGACGATACTTTTAATCCTCCTATCGAAATGATGGAAGAAGGAAACTTCGAGAAACTTGAAAAAACAATTGATGTTTGGTATGAAGGTGTTATGGTTATGGGAACTAATATTCTTTTGAAGTGGGAGCTTTCTAAGAATATGGTTAGACCAAAGTCTTCATCACAACACGCTATACCAAACTATGTGGCTTGTGCTCCACGTATGTATAAAGGAGTTATTGAGTCTTTAGTAAGAAGAATGATTCCTTTTGCCGACCTTATTCAGCTTACGCACTTGAAACTACAACAAGTTATTAATAGGACAGTTCCTGACGGGGTATTCATAGATGCCGATGGATTGAATGAGGTTGACTTAGGAACAGGGGCTGCGTATAATCCTGAAGATGCTTTAAGGCTTTACTTCCAAACCGGTTCGGTTATTGGGCGTAGTTATACTCAAGATGGGGAGTTCAATAATGCAAGAGTTCCTATTACTCAGTTAAATTCTAACTCAGGAGCAGGAAAAACTCAAATGCTTATTGCTAACTACAATCATTATATGGATATGCTTAGGTCTGTAACAGGTCTTAATGAAGCAAGAGATGGTTCAATGCCTGACCCTAACGCTTTAGTTGGTGTTCAGAAGTTAGCTGCTTTGAACTCAAATACAGCTACAAGGCACATATTAGATGGGAGTTTGTTTGTTTTCAAGACATTAGCAGAAGCTCTTACTTATAGAATAGCTGATATTTTAGAGTATTCTGATTTTAAAGATGACTTTATTAATAAGATTGGAAGGTATAATGTGTCAATATTAAACGATATTAAAGACCTTTATATTTATGACTTTGGTATCTTTATTGAGGTTTCTCCTGATGAAGAGCAAAAAGCACAGCTTGAAGCCAATGTTCAAATGGCATTGTCTAAAGGGGATATTAATCTTGAAGATGCTATTGATATTCGTGAGATTAAAAATCTTAAACTTGCAAACCAATTGCTGAAAATGAAGCGTGTTAAAAAACAGGAGCGTGAAGAGCAAATGGAAATGCAGAAACAAGCTATGATGGCTCAGCAACAATTACAGTCTCAGCAAATGGCAGGTCAATTGGCTATGCAGAAAATGCAGACAGAACTTCAAACTAAAATGCAATTGAAACAAGCTGAGGTTGCTTTTGAAATACAGTTATTGGAAAAACAGGCTGAAATGAAGTCTGTATTGATGGCTGAAGAGTTTGATTATAATTTGAAGCTAAATGGTATGGAGATTGAAAAAATATCGGAAAGAGACCAAATGAAAGAAGATGCTAAAGCCAAAAGGATAAGTCAGCAAAATACAGAGCAGTCAAAGTTAATAAATCAACGTAAAAACAACTTGCCTCCGCTAAGTTTTGAATCAAACGAAGATAGCTTAGATGGGTTCGATTTCTCTGAATTTGAGCCACGTTAAAAAATTAAAAAATATATTATATATTTGTAACAAATTAAATCAAATCAAATGGAAAATATTAAAGTAAGAGTATTGGACGGTACTGAACAAAAAAGTGCAGTTCAGGTTGAGCAAGAATTGCTTGATAAACACGAACAGCAGTTTTCGGCACAACAACAAGCAGACGCATCGGCACAGTCAACAGTAGGTGTAGCAGCACAGCAATCGAGTGCGGCAGCCACAAATGATGATACTTCTGATGAGTTATCAGAGGAAAAAGTTCTTTCATATATTGGCAAAAGATATAACAAAGAAATTAAGTCGTTTGACGATTTGATGGCTGAAAGAAAAGAATCAGTAGATTTACCTGAGGACGTTGCTGCTTATTTAAAGTACAAGCAAGAAACAGGCAGAAATATTGAAGATTTTATTAAGCTAAGTAAAGACGTAGATTCTTTAGAGCCTGAAACTCTGTTAAGAGAATATTTATTATCTACTCAAGAAGGTCTTGATGAAGATGATATAGAGACTTTAATGGACGATTACAGGTATGATGAAGATATTGATGATGAATCTACAATTAAAAAAATAAAATTAGAAACAAAAAAGGCTGTTGCAGAGGCTAAAAAGTTTTTTAATTCTCAAAAAGAAAAGTACAAGATTCCTCTTGAGTCAAGAGAAAGTCTTATTTCTGAAGAGGAGAAAGAAATTTACGAAAGCTACAAGCAATATACAAAGCAAGCAAAGACGATAGAAGAGGAAAACGAGAGAAAAAGAAGTTGGTTTGACCAAAAAACAAACGAAGTTTTCAGCGATGAGTTCAAAGGTTTTGAATTTGAAGTTGATGATAAAAAAGTTACTTTTAATCCCGGAGACCGAAATGAGCTAAGAAAATTACAATCTACTCCTGCTAACTTTATTAATAAGTTTTTAGATGAGCAAGGTTTGATTAAAGATGCTGTAGGTTATCACAAGTCTTTGGCTGTTGCTATGAATCCTGAAAGGTTTGCCAAGTTTTTTTACGAACAAGGTAAAGCAGATGCTGTTGATGGGACAATGAGGAATATTAAGAATATTCAAATGACGGAACGAAGAGCTCCTGAAGCTACAAAATCAACAGATGGTATTCAAGTAAAAGCAGTTAATCCTGATTCGGGAAGGAGCCTAAAAATCCGAAGTATCAAAAAAATGTAAAACTTAAAAATTTAAAAAAATGGCAAGTGCTTTATTAAACAATCCTACCTATGCCTTACAGCCTTCTGCTGAGCAGGTAGCATTACAGACAAACTACATTACCAACTTCAACTTCTTGAATCAGTATCTTCCTGATACTTACGAGAAAGAATTTGAGCGTTATGGTAATAGAACCATCGCATCATTCTTGAGAATGGTAGGTGCTGAGATGCCTTCAAACTCTGACCAAATCAAATGGGCAGAACAAGGTCGTCTTCACATTAAATACACCAACATCACTTCTGCGGCAGCAATTAACGCTAACACAGCAACTTTCACAGTAGCTGATTCAGGTGTTACTTACATCGCAATTAGAGTTGGTCAAACGGTTATGATTCAGAACAACACTACAGGTGTATTCAACAAAGCAATCGTAACTGCTGTTCCTTCTGCAACTACTTTTACAGTAGCTTACTATGAGGCTACAGGACAAGCATTTGCTGTATCTACAGTTTGTACTGTATTTATCTATGGTTCTGAGTTCAAAAAAGGAACTAATGGAATGATTGGTTCATTAGAGTCAGAAGATGACATCTACAGCAACAACCCTATTATCTTAAAAGATAAATATGCGGTTAATGGTTCTGATATGGCTCAAATCGGATGGGTTGAAGTTACTACTGAAAATGGTGCTACAGGTTACTTGTGGTATTTGAAATCAGAGCACGAAACTCGTTTACGTTTTGAAGACTACATCGAAACTGCAATGATTGAAGCGGTTCCGGCTGTTTCAGGTTCAGGTGCTGCTACAGCAGGTTTCATCGGTTCTCAAGGTATCTTCTATGTTGTAAACAATAGAGGTAACGTATGGGGTGGTGGTTCTCCAACTTCTTTGACTGAGTGGGATACAATTGTTTCTCGTTTGGACAAGCAAGGTGCTATCGAAGAAAACGTAATTTTCGTTAACCGTGGATTGTCTTTCGACATCGACAATATGTTAGCAGGATTAAACGGATTCAGTACAACATCTCCTGCAAATTCTGCATCATTCGGTTTATTCGACAATGATGTTGAAATGGCATTAAACTTAGGTTTCACAGGATTCCGTAGAGGTTACGATTTCTACAAGTCTGATTGGAAATACCTAAACGACCCAACAATGCGTGGTGGATTAAATACTACTGCTGCAACTGCAACCGGTACTATCACAGGTTTGATGGTTCCTGCAGGTTCTACTTCAGTGTACGACCAAATTATGGGCAAGAACGCTAAGCGTCCTTTCTTACACGTTCGTTACCGTGCTTCTGAAGCTGAAGACCGCAGATACAAAACTTGGATTACAGGTTCTGCCGGTGGTGCTGCTACTAGCGACTTAGATGCAA